GAACAAGTCGAAGAACACCACGTTCAAAAGTCCCGACATCATCACGGAATAGTTCGTCGATCTCCGTCTTAGTCCAGACACGGCTGTCCTCCGGCTTCAGGGGGAACTCGTTGCGGAGCATCCCGGTGTAGCCTTCCTTGCGGATGACCGGGAGCCTGATCTGCTCTTGATACAGGACGTGGCCATAGCCAATCGTCCAGATGTGGGCAGGGCAAAGGTAGGGTTTACTCCTAAACCCCTCATACTTGTGCATGAGGTCTTCGCCTGCCTTGCTCAGTTTCACTTCTTACTCCACTGGCGCGACCCGAACCAGTAGCCGATGATGCCCCCAAGAATGGCCATCTCGTCAGCGGAGAAGATCAGGTCCGAGTACTTGATGATGTCGTCCATGCTCTGGATCAGATTCGGGTGGTTCCACAGATACCACGCCATGAAAGCGTTGATGGCCACCAGCTCAAAGACGAAGATGTAAGTAACCGTGGGCCGCACAGTGCCGGTGTAGTTCACCACCCACCGGGATGCCTTGTCCATGATCTTCTGGTCGTGCGCCAGAGCCGCCTCGGTCATCCGGGCGTCAGTCTCCATCGCCACCTGCTCGGTGCGAATTTCCTCCATGCGGGCCTGGGCGGCAAAGCCTGCTGCGGCCAGTTGGAGTTCGCGCTCGGTCTGAACCTGAGCCAACTTCAGTTCATGGGCTTGATCTGCCTTGTTCTGGAAGTATTCAAGCAATTTGGGCAGGCCCGAGAGGAGCAAGCCCCCAAGGGTGGAAAGAAGCGACAGCATCTCAGGCTCCTAGAGCAAAGAAGAACAGAAGCACCCCGACTGCGCCCACACCAAGTGAGGCGTAGAACAGGCTCAGGGTGACGGCCAGAATGGCGGCAGAGGAGAGGACAATGGCCAGTTGCAGCGCCATGCCGGAGTAGGAGTAGTAGGAAGACTTGGCCTTGGCAGCGTCGCGCTTGGCTTCAGCAGCGCGGGCTTTCTCCATGATCTCGTCCATGTCGGCGCGTTGCTTGGTGGCCTTCTGCTCGTTGTTGGTGACCTCGTAGATGGTCGCCCGGACATTCTTGGCCTGATACCACGCCCACAGGTTGTTGGACTCTATGGTTCCGTTGAGAACCGCAGAGGAGTTCCTTCCGGCAAAGTAATTTGTAACAGCAAGGAGTAGAGCAAGCAGGCTAATAGAAACCGCAGCAAGAGCCTTGACATGGGCCTCCCTCTCTGAACGGCTTGCGCCTTCCGGCGGCTTCCTGAAACTCATTGCTGTACCTTGTCGAGTAAGTAGTAACCCACCGCGATCAGGGCGGTTGCCACGAAGGCAATACCCGCGCCGTACTTCACGTTGAGCATGAACTCCTGCTGCCGCAGGCGGTGCTCACGATCCCGCTTCTCGCGCTCCTTTTTCAGCCGGATGCGCTCCATGATCATCTCGTTGTACACGTTCTCACCGTAGTGAGCGATGATCAGAATTTTCAGTTCGTACTCCTGCTTGACCAACGCCTGCTTGTGCATCGTGATCTGCAGGGCTTCCTGCTCGATGCTGCCGTCGTGCAGCAGCCGTTTGAAGACCGAGGGCTTCTTGTTGGCCTTCTCGTTGGCTAGGCGGTTGAAGTCCCCGAAGGCGCCGTACCACTTACCGATCTGACCGGCAACGTCCTGTATCTCGCGGCCCGTGGCGACGAGTTTCTTAACGGCTCCGAACGCAGCATTCGCCGCCGATACCGCCGCGAGAATGCCAGTGATGGGTTCCATACACTACTTGTTCCCCTTCAAGAACTTCTCGCGCTCTTCAAGGAGTTTGACCTTCACTTGAAGGTCGTTGATGTCCTTGTAGATTTGCTCCTTCATGATGGCCCGACGCTCTGCGCTGATCGGGCTGTCGGTGGGCACGCCTTCCTTGGTGATGAGCGCGGGCATCTGCCCCTCGATCTTGGTCAGACGCTCAGAGAAGGATGCCACTTGACCGAGTAGCCAAGCAAGCGCAGCCACCACGATGGGGATAACTGCCTTGAGTACGTCTGACCATGCCATGATTTACTCCGTGATCACCACCGTGTCGGTGTCCTCAAAGAACATCATGCGCCCACGGCACGCGATGTTGTAGTCCTGCCCATTGGCATCCAACTCCGTCCACGACCGGGTTTCGATCCTGACGTGCTTGGCGAGAATCTCCCGCCCATCCTCAAACACGCGCCAGACATGGAGCATTGAGCCACGACCCGGTTGTCCGCGTGACTTGTTGAACCGGATCGTGTACTTGGTCAATCAGGAGCCTTGGGCCACTGAATGTCTGCCGGGAACCCGGGCTGAAGGCGAATTTCTCGCAAGGCTTTGCGGTATGCAATCCAAGCGTCGCGTTGACCGGCAGTCATCGGGACATCGGGCAAAACCGACCAGTCCGAATTACGCAGATCAATCTTGGCTTGATTCCAAGCCAACTCCGCCGCTGAAGACTCAGCAGGCCCAGGAGGCGCATCGCCAACTTGAACCCAGCCCATGTCGTTATAGGCTTCGCCTAGCCACGACAGGTCACCAATCTGGTCGATGAAGCCGTGAAGGCCGAAGATCGGCCCCCAATTTTCAGGCAGCGGCTGCGGCTCGCTTAGTGCGCTTCCGTCTGACAGTTTCTTGAGTTGCCAAAGTTTGCTCATTTGCTTGCTCCTTTTTCCGAGCACCACCATTTACATACACATATTCCTCTTGCTTAAGGTTATGTGCAACTGTTGCCTCCGCTTGGGCCTGATCAAAACCAGAGGCTCCAAGTTGTTGAAAGACTGCCATATCGTTGACAAACGGAGCATGTCCCTGAAGATGTTTCTTCTCAGCCTCGCTGACGCGCCATTCCCGCCAACTTGAGAAATCGCTCCTTGGCTTGAGCGCAATATGGCACCCGACATTTGCTGCCAATTGATGGATCAATTCAATAACTTCAACCGGTTGCATCGGACACCAAACACTGGTCCCGTCTTCCAATCGCATGTTGACTTCGGTAGTACCGCCAAAGGCGGTGCCAACACTGATTGAACGAGCGCGGCTCTGCGCCGCCTTAATGTCCCGCAAAATGCGGGCTTGTTCGGCTTCCTGTAGTTGCTGTTGCAGTTGCTTTTGAATCTTCATTGCGGATTCCAACTGATTGTGACCTGCCCACCGGGGCTTCCAACTGAAATGGGATAAGAAGTTCCAGGCGTTACCGCTACGCAGTTTACTGTGGAAGGATTTGCTGCTGAACCCGGATTGCCTGCGTTACCGGGATTTCCCGCGCCGCCTGCGCTGCCCGAACTACCCGGATTTCCTGCGTTTCCACGACCGCCTCCGCCGCCACCTGCTGAAAAGTTGCCGACATTTCGGGCACCATCGCCGCCTCCACCGCCTGCGCGAGGATTTGTTCCGGCTCCTCCGTTTTTACACCCATCTTGCGCCATACCTCCTGCCCCACCGCCAGGATTTCCTCCCGCCGCTCGCGTATACGCGCAAGACGGCGCACCTGAACCGTCATTACACGCGCCTGCGCCGCCTCCTCCCCCTGAAACAAGCGTACCAAATGGAAATGAGGTCGTTGCGTTATAACTACATCCCCCTGCCCCAGCACCATTTCCAGCAGTACCGGCTTTTCCACCAACACGCCGCGCGCATGTGGGGTTAAAACCGTATAAGTTGCTTGGATTGGACCCAAGAAATGCGGCCTTGCCTCCACCCCCTCCGGTACCTCCACTGCCCCCATTCCCTCCAGCCCCACCGGCCCCACCGGAGCCGCCGGAGCCGCCGGAGCCAGCGTTCCCCCCGGCACCTCCAGTAAAAGTTTGACCAAGTCCACTAGAGGATGCGCCCGTTGCTCCAGCATTTCCCGGATTGCCCGGATTTCCTGCGGTTCCTGTATTTCCGCTTGACCCAGTATTCCCGCCGCCACCGGAACTGCCTGAGCCACCAAAAAACACATTTGTGTTGACGTTTGCTAAAAAAAAGTTAAACCACGGCCCGACAAATACATTAGTGCGGCAAGTTACAGGCCACGCAGGACAGGTATTGATAGCATATGGGCGAAAAGGAGTAAAAGGAGGAGAACACGGATATCCAGCGGCACCTGCACCACTTCCACCTGCACCGCCCAATCCAGATCGCTGAGAAGTGCATAAAGGTCTGCAAGGTAGATTTGCGCCCTGCCCCACATAGATAGTATTGCTTAGGCTACTGGGATTGCAACCCACTGCACAGGCAGTCACTCCGCCGCCGCCGCCCGCACCCCCACCACCAGCGTTACCTGACGAGCCAGAATTTCCTGTGCCCCCAGAGTTGCCTGGATTACCTGAATTACCGGCTGCGCCGGTTGCACCCTTGCCGGTAATACTGACCCTAGAAACGCCCACCGGCACCGTAAATGTGCCGGAAGAATTAAATGTTTGTGTGCCGCCCGGGACGAGCGAACGACCAAACATTGCAACTTTAGGAGTTCCTGCTGGCATCTTAGCCCCCTACACTAGAGTTAAAGCCATAGTCCGGGCGCCTGTCTTTTGCGTAATCAGCGTTTGGCCCATTTTTGTCCACGTAGTGCAACATAAATTGGACATTTAACTGATTATCCCCAAGCGGCTGACGCCAATGCATTACGTCGCATCCTAGGTATATGACGGCATCCCCTGGGTTCAATACGTGCTTTTCAGGGTCGTTTTTTCCGTACTGCGTATATACCGGGGAAAAATCTCCTTTTGTGGCGACATTGATCGTCACACTAATTTCGCACGATGGTCGATCAACGTGAGGTCTAAGCGACTCGCCCGGCTGGTATATGCGAGAATAAGAATAAGTCGGGACCAACTCCTTGCCAGTTGCATCTTCTACCGATTGCCTACTTGCCTCAAGTAAAACCTCAACCAAAGGATCGGCATAATAAGCGTAGCGAGAAGTGGGGTCGCCGTCCTTGGTGAGTTCTTTCCACTCGCCGCGACGTATTTTGTTTTCAAAATATTTAGAAACGACTGAAATAGTCTGCTCGTCAATAAAGTTTTTGACCAGCACACAACCGTGTTTTTCAAAATGTTCTGCATCAGTCATAGTAGAACCATCCTGTGACAATATACTTTGAACGCTCGCCAAACACCGTATTACCGCGATGCGTGTGGGTATAAGCAGCGGGCCACAAAATCATTTGATTTTCTGTAGGACGAAATCGCTGCTGCTGGTACAAAAACTCTGTCTCTCCGGCCTCTTCGGGAGCCAAAGAATTTAGATACAGCATATAGACAAGCACGCGATTAGCGTGCTCCCCGTTGCCCTGCTCACCGTGCCAAACGTGATATCCCCCTCCGGGGTCAGTGCGCTGCAACTTCATAATAGTCCCGCGAATTTTTCCATCCCTTAAAGATGAAAACTTTTCGCAATACTGGTCATAGCATCTTTGTAGACCGTTAAAAAATATATCTACTGTATTACCCTCTTCAAAGAGTGCTACTTCATGCCCCCTGAGCCCAAAACCAATTTGGTGATCATTTTTTACAGTTTCTGGCGCACCTTCTGATTGACGACGATTAAAACCCGCACCGGCATCTTTAAGCCGATCAAATTCTTTGATTAGATGTTGGCAATAGCCTTCTGGATATACGTCATCATATATCCCAATAAAACCGTTGTAGTTAATGTTCATTTGAATGCGGGTCCGGAAATCCAGGCCACAAGGGATTGACGATTACCGCTTGTCACGGGGGTTACTTGGTGGAGTACATACGAAGGAAATGCTGCCACCAGCCCCCGCTGCTTGCGGACGTTTTGCGGCTGACCACCAGTAAGAATTTGGAGGTTTCCCCCCTCGTACTGACTCGGGTCGGTCAACTGAAGGACCAGACTGAGTTTCCGGCTCGGACTTGCCTTGCCCCCATAATCCACGTGCCATCCGTACATCCCTTGTTCAGATTGATCGTAATTAGTTAATTGCAGCCGTTCACCAAAACCTGTCAGATCAAACCGATAGTACTGGGCATTAAGCGCCGAAGCAATATGTCCAAGTTTTTCAAACACCCATGCCGTGTCTTGCGCCTTGCCCAACCAAGAAATCTGAGATCGCCTGACTTGTTTTAGCGTCACCCCATCTGCGCCGCCGCCGACCTGCGCCTGCTGGTCTGCCTTAATGGCCTGCTCTTGGAGCCAGTTAAGTTCCTGCTCCGTAAAGCCGTTTTCCCACCATACAAAAGGTTCTACATCGGCGGCATAAGGCGTTAGCACGTGCTGCAAGGGCGCTCCTTGTGGGACACGATGAAGTGAATACACCGTGTCGGGGTTTCGGCATTGCTGCCGGTTAATTGATGCCGCATCCATGAGTTTCCAAACATCACGGTACCGGGCGCCATGTTGTTGAAATGGATCATGCTTGTGGCAGTTGTGATTTCTTCGCCCTGCATGAAGTCCAGTTCGATCATGGACTTGTTCATGCGGGTGTCGTGGTAGATCGGATACGCGCCGCCCTGCGGGGTTTCGAGGAAGAACCACCCGCACATCTGGCTGTTCTTGTGAACATGCACGTCCGTGCCCGCCCCGCGACTTATCTCCTGCGCCCAAAGGCCGGAGAGGTAGAAGTCGTACCGATCCACTGCGTACCCCTGCCCACGAAGCAGGTCTGCGCACGACACCAGAAGGTAATTTGCTACTTCCTGCAAGGCAGGCTCGTTCCCAAGATGCGCGGACTGACACATGGGCCACTCGGGCTTGCGAACTTGATCCAGATATTGGATGCATGTCGGAAGCACTTTTTCCACAAGGTCGGGCCGCTCATCTCGGTAGACGATAGCCGGGAAGTAAGCAAAACCTTGCATCAGGCATCAATGTAGTTGAGAAGCGCCTGAGCAAACGCCGTAATGTCGGCAACGGTCACGTCACGAGCATCCACGGGCCTGCTGCGGGCGTTCTCAAGCAACGTCTCCTTGGCAAGACGCACAGCCTCCAGTTTGGCCTGCTTAGATTGCATTGCCGCCTGGGCTGCTGCTTGCGCTTGAATTGAGGCCAAAGAATTAGCCTGACGAGCCGCTTCCATCGCCTGCTCATGTGCGCGACGACCCGCTTCGCGGGCCTCTTGCATATCAATGTCTGCCTGTTGTTCTGGGGTCAAAGCCATTTCTTGCTCCTATTAAGCGGTCATGTTCTTCATGGCGATATTGCCGTACCACGTCGTGCCTCCGTTCGGGGTGAAGAAAACCCAAACGTCAACGGCGTTTGCCGTGGTTGTACGAGACAGGGACGCTGCCCCGCCGGGGAAAACAAAACTACCGCCAGACCAAGCCACAGTTCTACCGGCTGTGCCGTCGTTCGTCAAGATCAACGTGAACGAAGACGAGCCCGTAGCGATGGGATTGGACAGCGTGAATGTGCAGTTGCCCGTCAGCGTAGCAGTAAAGACGTTGGCGGTCTTAAGGTCGATGGTCTTGGCTGTCCCGGTGTTACCCAGGGCAGAGACCGTGTCGGCGTAGGCCACAGGCTGCGTGAAGCCTGCGGAGGTGATCCGCATACCTTCGGTGGTGCCCATTCCGTTCCCGCCGTAGCGGAAATAGATGCCTGCAAGCCCATTCAGGACTAATGCGGAATCTGTGTAGTTAACCCCCAACCCAGCGCGGCTGGCGGTACCGTCATGGAGATAAATGTAAGGCTGATTGGTAGATGCGGTGGTATCGGTGTTTTGTGCGTAAATTGCAGGAACTGATGTGCTATTTGCTGCGATTGTTCCCGTCCCGGCTACTGTAAGTCTTTCCGAACTTGTTATGTTGGAAGAGGCTGTCTGTACCAACAACCGCGTTCCGTCAAAACCTAGCGCACTCCCCGTGGCAAGCGCACTGCTAGACGATGCGTAAACAACACCGTTTGCGGTGAACGAGGTCAGACCCGTGCCGCCGTTCGTGGTGGCAAGCGTTCCCGCCAGGGTGACTGCGCCGGAAGTGGCGGAGTTGGGCGTGAAGCCCGTGGTGCCTGCGCTGAAGGTCGTCACGCCATCAGCCGTGCTAGACGCCACCTTCACATAGTCGCTGCCATTCCACGCAACGATGGCGCTTTCCGTCGCCACCAAGGTCACGCCTGTCGTTGGGCCTGCGCCTACGATCTTGACCGACTGGCTGGTGGATGTGGCGTTAATGATCAGGTACTGACGGCTTGAGGCCGGAGCCGTGATGGTCAGCAAACTTGCCGGATTGCCCGTGCAGTTGATCACCGCGTACTGGGCAGAGCCAGAAGCGCCAGAGCCAACCTGAGTCAGCGAAGAGCCGTTGGTAACCGTGAGGGTTACTGCCGTCTGAGAACCGCTGATGGTCTGCGTACCTGCGGCAGCGGCGTCTACATACTGGGTGATGTAGTCGTTTACCGTGTCGCCCCAGGTGCCGGACAGTTCACCCGTGACCGGGAGGGCAAGGCCCAAAAGGGAGGTGTATGAGGTGGGCATCTAAGGCTCCTATGTCGTCGGCACGGGCGTCCACCCGGACGACTGCACGTTGTTGATATTCTGCCAATTTGCGGTCTGGGTGTCATCAATGATTTCCCAGAAATAGCGCACCGTCTGTGATTCGGTGATGGCAGCGGTTTCGGTACGGGATACCCCGTAGTTTGTGATGGCCGCGATCTGGGCGGCTATCGTCGCATTCTCGATTACAGATGCCACAAACGTGGTGGCGGCGTCTTCTATGCTGCTGATGGCTGCGGTTTCCGTGACCGACAGCCCGGTGTAACTAGTGGCGGCAGATTCCGAAGTTGAAGTTGCTACCGTTTCGGTGACGGTTTCACCGTAGAACAGTCCAACCTGTTCATCGTCTGTAGCCGCAGCCGTCTCCGTGACGCTCACCGCGTAGGTGGTGGCAACGCTCTGGTCGTCAGTAATAGCCACGGAGTCAGAGGCACTGACTGCGTAATCGACGTTGACTGACTGGGTTTCGGTTGCAGCCGCCGTCTCGGTGACAGACGCCGTGTAGTCAACAAGCGCGTCTTGCGTCTCGGACGCTGCTGCTGTCTCCGTCACGGAGACATTCAAAATCAGCGTGGCGCTCTGAGTCTCGGAGATGGTGTCCGCACCGCCCCAAGAGGATATACCCCAACCGCCGCCACCCCAGGCCACCTGCGTGACCAAGTTTTCGGTAACGGAAACCGGATATGTGGCCCCACCGGCATTTGTCTCCGAGAGGGCTGAGGACTCTGTGACCGACTCGTTGTAAGCGGTCGTGGTGGTCTGCGTCTCAGTCAGCGCCGCTGTTTCGGAAACAGCATCCGCATAGACAGTGCTGACCGACTGATCCTCAGTTGCCGCAACAGATTCCGCAACAGAGACAGGGAAGGTGGCTGCGCCCGCCTGCGTTTCCGCAAGCGCAGCAGTTTCTGTGACGCTTCCGGTTAGGGTTGCATCAACAGACTGTGTTTCAGAAAGGGTGGCAGACTCAGAGACGGAGTCACTGAAGGCGGTAACACCGCCCCAGCCTTTCTCGCTCCAAGCGCCGTCACCCCACCCAAAGGCCATGTCAGGTCAAGGTAGCGGTGTAGGTCACAGCGATGGTATCGCCGCTCACCACAGACTTAGAACTGGAGAAGTCACCTGCGGAAAACAGCGTTCCCGTGGTGTTGTCAATCGTGGCGCTACCACCAATGTTGATGAAGCAACCAGCGACCGTACCAGACGACGTGATGTTAAACGTCACAGCAGACGAAGTGGTCTTGCTGCCGCTCGATGCCGCGCTAAACGAAGGCGTCTTGCGGTTGCCCGAGTAAGTCGGAGCATTAGCCAGACCAACTTCGTTCCACGTGCCGTGCGAAGCCTGGGTGTCGCCCGCTGACGGAGTGCCAGTGCCCTTGAGGCCCATGACAACTGCGCCCGCAGCAGAGTTACCAAGAATCGTGTCCAACGTCAGGTTCTTACCCACCGTCGTCACGAGGTTCTTGATGTCGTCTTCCCACTTGATGTTGCCATCCTTGTCGCGGCACACAGCATGGTATGTGCCGTGGATGCCCATCTCATCAGACGGCTGAGTGTTATACGAGCATGCGGCCTCAACTTTGTCAACCGCAGTAATTTTGTCGATGGTCATAATGACTCCTCAAATAATCCGAATTAAAGCACTGTCGGGGGTGTTAGGCCCAAGTTGGACCTGGAAACTTTGACTCAATGTGGTCTGGTCAATACCAAAATTCAAAACCCCAATCGACTTGTTCGACTTGGAGGCGTTGTAAATCAAGGCACCGCGGGGCGCAAAGGTGGTAGCTATCCAGGTCGGGTTGTCAAACGAAGCATATGCCACCCCATTGCTGAGGTTGACTGTCACGTTCACCAGAATCTCGCCCCCGGCGGTGTATCCCGCGCTCGACACTTCCCCCACCGAGGTGTAGACCGTGGTGCCAGGGCCCAACACGGCAGAGGACGTGTACAGCGCCATCTTGAGGGTGTCCGTCTCAAGATCATGCTGGCCCAGCAGAAGCTGTTCCTTAAAGCTGTTGGTCAAGCCCGCAGTAATCATGTCACTGCACCTTTAGCTTGACTTGGCCATCGCGGTAGGCATCCCCGCGCTGCTTGGCATCGCCCAAGTTCTTCAGAAGCGCCACAGCTTCCAAATACTTTTGGTTATACAAGGCCATCATGTCAGCTTCGCCCTTCATATAGGTGTAAGCCTCGATGAGCGACCCGTACAGCAACGCCGAATCAAAATTGTCGCCCAGCCAAGTCTGGCCATTAGCTGCCACCGTAATTGACTCAGGGTAGTAGTAATAGTGAAGCTCAACCGTGTAGGCCGCATCAGGGGTCGGGCCCACAATAAACGTCAGCTCATCTTCGTTGTCAGACCTGGGGCCAAAGATGGCGTAGTATTTTGGCAACGCTGTGTACGTGGGAGTTGGATAGACCTGCCGAATAAAGTTCACGTCCTTGTTTTGCAGGTACGTATAAGCACCCGTTCCGTCAACTACTGCCAAAGAGTAGGTTGACAAAAAATCGCTAGGGCACTGCAGATACTTGTTGTTGGCTGTCAGGTTGCCCGTGACGTTCTTGCGCAAATTTGCAAGCTGGACCGTGTTATAGATACGCTGCTCAGCCTGTTTGACAAACACCGGGATCTCCGCCGCGAACGAGGTGTCCTGGTTCTCGGTGTAAGCAATGATCGCCGCAGTGAGTTGAGCGTAGTTCATGTGATGCTCGTCTGGACTGAGCCCAAATAGGCGTTCGCCCACAAGGGCTTGGCATAAGGCATCGGCAACATGCCAATGCTGGCAAACGAAGTGTCCACAGTGAACCCCACGAATACCGTCACGCCCATTGTCGCTTCAGGACGAGGCTGATACAAGGCCTGGGGCTCGGTAATCGTGCGCTTGGGCTCCAACTGCGGATGCTTGGGCTCGTAGCACTCGTCGCAGACCTTGAAGCCCCTCCAGTCCTTGATCAGCGAGTTGAGCTTGAACCGCTGGCCACACTGGTCGCACAGCGCAATCGCGAACTTGCCTGATGCAAACCCAGCGCCCATGACTACCTCGTTGTGTAGGTCGGGACGGCGAAGTAGCTGGACCGCTCACGGTCTTCCGTAGCAGCCCGGAAGAACTCTTCTTCGTAGAACGACTTGAGGATCTGGATGCGATCCGGGGCCTTTTTGATGGCCAGATAGTAGGCGAGGCCCGCGATCAGGCACGGCAAAAACCGGAACGAAATGTCGGCGGTGTTCGTGTACGCCCCAGTGTCCTGGATGCGACGAATCACGTAGTACCGAAATTCGTAGGTGGTCGTAGCATCCGGCGCCGGGTACAGGAACAACTTAGCCGGAGCCGTGCGCTGCACAAAGTACTGCGCCGGGCGCGACCGCGTGTTCTTGTTGGGAACGTGCAGGTACTCGGCGTAGCCAATACGGTCGATGGTGATGTCCTGCTGGTTCGAGGTACCCGCATTGGTGCGGATGACCGCGGACAGGGCATCCACCGTGTCGTCCGGCAGCGTGTACTCGTACTGGCCAACAACCAGCGGAATCTGCCGCTGTTCAATCGTCCACAGGTTCAGCCCGCGGTTGGCCCACTCCGCAAACATGAGGTTGATCGAGCGCAGGGCGGTCTTCATGTCGTAACCGTCCCGATTCTCATAGCCGCAGCGTTCGTACGCTTCGGTGATGATGTCATCGAACTCCAGATTGAAGTTCGACGTGCCCGATGTAGCCATGATTTAGTAGATGGTTGCCTTGCGAGCGCGAGCGGCGCCCACACCGCGGACTTGTACCACGTCACCAGTAGAGGCCTTCTTGACCGGCTCGCTCATGGTCTTGCCCTGGGGGCCCGCCACGTCGGGGCCAGATGCAGAGATCTTGCCGCCCTTGGGCACGCCCTTCATGGCCATGCCGCCGTCCTTGAAACCCTTAACGGCGATGCCCTGACCACGCTTGGCCAGACCGCCCTTCTTGTAGTTGCCGTTCATCATTTTTTGCCGCCTTTCTTGGCTGGTTTGGACATACCGGCCTCGCTCAAGGCGATGGCCACTGCTTGTTTGCGATTGGTCACCTTCTGGCCAGACGAGGACTTCAGTGCCCCGGTCTTGAACTCATGCATGACCTTCTCCACTTTCGCGGGTTTCTTAGCTGAGGGCACTGCGCTGCTCCTTTATAAAGGCATCCAACTTTTCGTCAAGCCTGTCCAGCCGAACAAGCACCCGGTTGATGTCGCTGTGAACATCCGCCCGAGTGACAAACTTTTCCGCGTTCTCTTCCCGCGTCTTGCTCAGCAAAATAGACACGCGCTTGAGCTCGTCGTGCATCGACTTGACCCAAAGCAGTGCTGCCGCGGACGCAAACGACAGCACGATGTTCCATATCAGCACTTCCATTTCCGAAGACTCTTGTTGATACGACTATCGGGATCGTTTGCCGTTTTTTCGCTAGTCAGCTTGGCTTTCATGCCGGACATCCTGGCACAGAATGACTTCTTGCGTGGCCCACCCTCCGGCTGCGGAGCCTTCAGCCCCGGCTTGCCAGGATTGGCGCGGTTGTAGGAGGCGCGCCCTTTGGCGTTCAAGCCGCCGCTGGGGCTCTTGCCCTCCTTGCGCTGCCAAGCAGGTGACTTGGCCATGCGTCAGTACATCTTGCACTGCTTATTACGGGCCTCGCCAACGCCGCGAGGAGCCACAGAGGCACTGGGCTTCTGGTAGTCCTTGCGAGGCGTCTGCTTCGGCCCGCCTTTGCTCATGTCCTGCTTTTGAGCGCCCGGCTGAACCTCGCCTTGGTACTCAGGAATCGACATTTTTGCTGCGCGTCCCATGCTGGGCTCCTTAGCCGTAGAAGAACGTCACCGAGGTGACGTTGGTGAGAGTCACGTACGGATCTGCTTCAAATCGCACACCATCATTTGGCACGATGATGTACATGCACCCCGTGCCAGCAGTGTTGGCGGGAGTCGCAATGTTGATCAGTTCCGTGCCGCCAGATCCGCCGTCCTTAAACGAAACAGATCCCGCGAGGTTGCTTGCGACGTAGTAGATCCCTTTAATGCGAGCACGTGGAGTACCGATGCCAGAGGCAGCGGTACTCGTCATCGTTTTCGCTTTTACGTCATACTGAAAGCCCATTTGATGCTCCTTTTAGCCGGGGCTAAAAGCCCCGGGGATCAATTAGGCAGTGCGCGTGAACACGTATGCGGTGGCGCTGGAGAACATGATGGTGAAACGGGCAAGGCCGGTTGCACCAGCAGCAATAGTCAAGTCGCCAAAGCTGCCCGGGGTGTCAGCAGCAGCGGAGGACAGAATGCCATTGGTGGCAACGGCAATCGTCACGGTGCTTGCGCCAGCAGTGTTGTCCACATACAGATCCATCACGGTGCCACGGGTGGCGCCCAGGGCTGCACCCAGCAAAGTGCCAGTGGGCAAAGTGATGGTGGTGGGCGATGCCGAGGTCGAGGTGATGTAGCCGGTAGCAACCTGTGCCGCAGTGGCCGTGGCCGTGGCATTGATCGCGGCAGTCGTTGGGTGGTTTTGGTCAGTGAAGACCAAATTTGTAGCGGTCAAATTTGTCACACTGGTAGTAGCACCAAAGCTGGCGTCTACGGTGACGGCGCCCGTGGTGGGGCTGACGGTGACTGACTGGAAACCGTTCTGGGAACGAACCGGTCCAGTGAAGGTGGTATTCGCCATGAAATCCTCACATGCGAGTTGAACTGGGTACGCCTGTCTGCATGTCGTCAGCCGGGACTGTCAGGCGTACGGGATGACCCCGGAATGGATTGAATATAGGCCAAAAAGAAAAGGGGCACAAGGCCCCTTTTCCCGGTTTCCGACGCTGATTAGGCGCCAGGAGAGCCGTAGGCGCCGCGGGGGTCGCTCCAGCCAAAGCTGTAACGCTCGCGAGCCTTGTAACGGACGTTGCCGGTGTCAAAGTCGCCTTCAAAGGCGGTCTTGATCGGCGAACGCTCGAACATCTTGAGGCCGTTGGGGGCATCAGTGATGAGGAACCAAGCGTTGACGTCGGTCAGGTAGTGGTTGACAGAGTAACCCTCCGGGATCAGGCCCATGGACTTGATCGCGTTGACGTCGTTGTCAGCCGATTGGGTACGCAGCGTGCTCTTCATCAGGCGCTCAGCGGTGAACTGGAGCTCCTTCGGAACGATCAGCTTGCGTGCGGTCAGCGCCACCTTCAGGCCACGTTCGTCGATGAACGCGGCGATGTCGATGATGCCCTGCTCCAGAGACGTCTCGTTCAGGTCCGCGCCGACCGTGGGACGGTTGGCGAAGTTGGCCGACAGAGCGGTCGGGTGGGCAGTCGAGAACAGCGCGACACCGTCGCCGCCCGGGAAGGCAGCATCGAAGCCGTTGTTCAGGACTGCAGCGCCCTTGACCTGCTTGGTGTGGGCCATCGAACGAGCCATTGCCTTGGTGTAGCGGCCAGCCAAGCGGTCGTAGAGGTTGTCCTCAACGGCCTCTTCGGTCAGCGCGAAGGCCATGGCAATCGTCTCGTGGGTGTAGCGCGCAGTGAAGGACTCGATTGCGTTGTCGTACTGGACGCCAGCGCCTTCAGTCTTTACCGGAGCTGCACCGAAGCCGGTCAGCATGACTTCCTCTTCAAACGCACGGTCCGAAGTCTCGATGGAGAAGATCTCCTCGTGCTCGTTCTCGTAACGCTTGTACTCCAGACCGAACAGAGCGTTCAGACCTGGCTCCAGCTCTTTAACAAGTTGTGAACGGGTAATTGCCATGATCAGGCTCCATCAGCTTGCACGCCATTGCTGCCGTACTGGTGTTGGTTGAGTTTCACGACGAGCACAGCGTACTGGCCCAACGCGTTGCCTGCTTGTTCGCTCAGACCAACAATCTTGAAGGTCAAAGCAGCAGTCTTCGCGGGGGTGCCAAGCGTGCCAGCAGAAACGCCGGTGATGTTGCTACCGGAGGTAGCAGCGGTCGGGTCAGCGTTCTTGCCGATGTCGGCCTGGGTGATCGTGCCAGCGGCCTGGATCAGGAACAGTTGGCTCGGATCGTCCAGCACTTCGCACACGATTGGGCCAATGTTGGGAGTGATATTACCGGGGTAATAGTTCTTCCAAGTCGGCTTGTCAGCGCGAGTGGGGTCGTTGTACTGCACGCCGTTGAAGACGCCAGTGGGGGCGACGTGCGTAGCTGCGTCGTACTTGATGATGTAGCCGTCATAGACGACCACGAGGTCACCCTGGTAGATTGCGGTTGCGTAGCCAGCCTCAATCTGATAACCGTATTGCTTTTGGGCACCGGTCGCAGAAAGGTTGCCAACGGGACGCAATCCAAAGGGCTTATTGACGTTTGCCATTTGTAAGCTCCAAAGATTGATTAGCCAGATTACTCCGGCTTACGGAAAGTGGTGCGCGAACTCCGCTCGGGGCTCTGAATCCGCATTGACGAGTGTGCGTTCTCACGCAGCATCTCGTTATCGACCGCAATCAACTGATCCCGGGCCTTCTGGGCGAAGTAGGCATTGCGTTCTTCGACAGTTTCAACAGGAATGCGGGCCAGCATCAAGCCACCCACGGAAACCACGCCTGCGTGCTTGCCATCTTCGATGGTAGGCAGCATGCCCTGGTATTCCTCGGGCAGTTCCTCCAGTCGGACTAGTTCATAGCCCTCGCGGAGACGTCCGTAGATGTTTTGCCGATCATCAAACCCATTGACCTCTGATCGAATCCAGCGATGCTGGAAGCCTTCAGGGGCGGGAGGGGCGTCAAGACGTGAAGGAGGTTTCCAAGGGCGGCGACGTGATTCTTTTTCGCGGGAAGCGCGAGAGGCACGGTCGATGGTGATTTTGGGTTCGCTCATGATTTCACTCCTTTACGTACTTGGCATATTCCTCGAGAGGAACATTCAGCTTCTTAGCGATAGCAACTTGGCTCGGGGATAGCCGAACAGTACGGCGCGCACTATTGATTCCGGAACTCCGGGTAGCAGGGGCAACAGCAGGCGCGGAACGCTGTTGTCTGTTGGTTTGTTGCGGATTTTCATCCGGGAACCGCTTCGGAAATTCCTCCCGAAGACGGCGATCCAATTCAGTATAGTACTCGTCACTACTGGGGTCAAACCCCTCGTTTTCGAGCAGCGTTTGGTGGATTCCCCAGGCTGCATAGGTCAGCACGCGATCCTGGCCAAACCACTTATTGCGAGACGCCCACTCCTCGGCCTTGGGGCTCGGAGCAGCGGCCTGTTGGGGCTGAAACTGCGGTTGAGCTTGCGGCTGATACGCCTGTTGGGGCGGTGCAGGCGGTTGAGCCTGTTGAGGCTGACGGATCTGCTGCTCTTGGGTCTGCAGCCAGCCCGAAACCTGACGTTGCTCCATCACCAGTTCAGAAAGACGCTGCGTGGCCTCGGTTTCGGTGTCAATGTCGTTCTCTTCGCGGGCCTTTTTGATGATGGCCTTCAGCGTAGCCTGCTGCGTCTCCAGGCGGGTCTTGGCTTCGTTCAGACGGCTGTAGTCCGTGTGGACCAGCTTCTGCTGAAGCTCCTGCGCCTGCTGCTGCAAGCCCTTGGCGTACTCCAAAGCAGCCTGTTCACGGCGCTCGGACTCCCGCATGCGCGCGGTGAGCTTGGCGATGCGCTTTTGGACCGCTTCGCTCACATGATCGAGCTCTTCGCGCTGCTCCCTTTCGGGCTGGGCCTCGGCTACTGCCCTGTTGGCAGTCTCCATCGGCTCCCTGGACGAGTCAGAAGGCTCGTCCAGCGTGATCTCGGCCGGTTTTTCGTCCGCGCCCAGATCAAACTCAAGTTGTGTATCGGGAACTGTGTTTGCCATGGTCTACCTCACAGGTGAAGGATGTCTTCGGGGTCTTGAATGCGCGCCAAGATCTCGTCATCGTTCAAGATTCGGATCTCGCCGCCATCAATGTTGAGCCGCGCCCCGGCATACCGGCCAAAAATGACCCAGTCGCCCTTTTGGCACCATGCTCCGTTCGGAAATTTGGCTTCATCCTTGTACGCAAGGTCGCCAACCGACAAAACATACCCGCAGACCGTCGCCACCTGCTCGCGCTGCCGAGTTTGATCAGCCAGGACGATACCGCCCTTGGTTTTCTCAGCACCGCGGTACGGCAGAATGACAATTCGCCAGCCAGTCGGCTTCGGAATCCGGTCCAAGACCGATTCCTCGAGCTTTTCCACGTTCAGACTCCCGTCTGTCGTGTAAGCGTCGTCCAAAACTGGCTCGTGAGCGGCTTTTTCCTCCGCCCACTTCTTTTCCAGAGCAGTCATTTCCATCAGAAGGTCCTTTTGCTAGTCATCGGCCTTGCGCAGAAGGGACTGAACAGCCTCTTCCACGAACTTGTAGCCTTCCAACCGGCCCATTAGGAACCTGTACTGCTCCATGTCGCGAACACCGCCGCTGATGATCATCGAATACGTGTCCTCACGCAGTCTTCGAATCTCTCGCAGCAGGGTTTCAGTGAATTCCAGCATGGATATCCCCATGAAGCAGACAGATAGGCCCCTGTCCGAAGGCTGCGGTGCATATTAGCACCAGTTTCAAGCCAGTTTTACCTTGTTAAACGCATCCTTGCGATAAACATAGGTCACTTTTGGCTCCGCCGAAGGCTTTTTAACGGGCTTGGGACCGTCTTTGGGCACTTTGGGCAATGACTTGCTGGGTTTTTTGGGCATCTGATGCTCCTTTCTGAGCTAGTTTCGCTTGCTCGATGGCCATGTCGTTGTTTTCCTTCTGCTGATCGAAGGCCAAACGCTGTTGGTCCACCGCAATTCGGGCCTGATCGCGCTGCGCAGACTGTTGGAGCTCCTGCTCCTTGAGTTTGACCAGCGGATCGGTCTGATCGCCCATCATCTGGGACTGCATCTGCTTGGCTTCCTGGAAGAACTGGGCCACTTTCAGGGCCACCATCGCCTCCCGCTGCAGCGCCGACACCATTCCCTCAGGGTCCGTGCCGTACTGCTGGAACAACTCGGCCTCCACAGCCTCTTCCGCCTTCAGGCGGATGTGGTCAAACACGTGCTTTTGCAGGTTCATGGCCACCTGAGGCATGCCACCAACAATCGGCGACATACCAAACAGCAGGTGAGTCATGATGTGAGCATCGTGCTGCTGGCCAGCGAAAGCCTTGAGCGGCGAGCCGTCCAGGGCCTGCGCGTTCTCACTGGCCGGATCCTTGGGCTTGTCCACGTTCTGCGTGTTCAGGATCTGATCGATATCCCGCACACCGATGGCCTCGTACATCCGGCGGTACGCCTCGTACATGTTGTGCATCTGCGGCGCGCTCTGCGCGAGCTGCAACTGCGTCTGCGCCATGGTGATGCGCTGCGCCACCGAGAAAATGTTGGGGTCCGACACCGGCAGCACGTCGATCCGGTCATCGAAATCCCGTGCCTTGATCAGGCGGCTCTCGCCAGGAACGTCGTACGGATACTCGGGCGGCAGATACTCGCCAAACCCTCGCGCCAAGAGCTGGAACTCCAGCTTCTGTGCATAGTGCAGGCGCTTGTGGATGGCTGACATGACGGCCGAGCCCTTTTCCAGCAACGCAATCGTGGTACCCACCGCAGCGTTCTGATTGCTGTCGCCCACCTGCATGTCGGTGATGCTCGACAGACGACGGCCTGCATCCACGCAGAAGCCCAGCAGCGTGAACAGCGTCTGGCTCGGCTCCTTGTACGGCAGCGGCAGCAGCGAGGAATTGATCTCCGCGCCGCCCGTGTCGATATCCCGGAACTCCCCAGGCTGCAGCGGCATGTCGTCGTTCATGATCCGCGCGCCCTTGGCCTTGAAGCCAGCAGGCAGGTTCGACAGCGTGCCCGCGTCGATCAACTGCTGCAGCGCGGCCGACGCCGTCTTGCTCAGGCCACCAACCAGATGCAGGAAGCCCAAGCCATACGCACCGGGGCCCTGGACCAGCAGGTAGTGCACGTAGTACTGGCAGCGACGATAGAGTTCGTCACCCTGCTTCCAGTTGCGGCGGATACCCACCACGTGGTTCGTGACCTCATCGATGGTCACGATGTACGGCAGCTTGATGCCCGTGGCCTCGCCGTCTTCCTTGTGCTCGAAGCCCGGCAGGTCATAGTCAACCTGGAACTCCAACAGCACGATCTCTTCATCATCCCCACCCGTGGGCACGATGCCCACGACACGGTCCTGTTCCTTCTGGATAATGTTCTGGCTTGTCTCAGCCACGGCCTGCGCCTGGGCGGTATCCAAGTACTGGCCACGGACCACGGCACGGCGATAGGCATTCACCGGCATCGTCACGCGGTGCGTGATCCGGGAGCATTCGCTCATCACGCTCGAGCCGTTGTACGGGATGTACAGATCCTCCGGCAGGATCAGGGCGCTCGTCATGCGGCCCTTGTCCTCGCAGTAGTACACCTTGCGGAAAGCCGAGCCGCCATAGCCCACGTAGAACAGGAGCTGGTCGAAGTCCGGCGTGTACTCCTCCATCACCGTGGTGATCTGGTAGTTCATGAAGTCACGCACGCGCTCGGCCTGCATCAACTTCTCGCGCGTTTCCTTGCCCAGGACCTGCGTACGCACAGGGCCGCCCGCGGGCATCATTTCCTTCAACGCCTGCGCCTGGAACTGCACCACGCTCTCGGTCAGCAAGGGATGCTGAACGGGGCACGCGCCCTTGAACGGCTTGGTGCGCTCCTCAAACGAAAAGCCCAGCAGCTTCAGGCCCTTGCCGTACTGGTCTTCCCACTGCTTGCGCGAGGACTTGTCCGCTTCAAACAGAGCCATCAGCTCCGAGGACATGCTCTGCAAGACTGACGGATCGACAACCTCAGCAAGGTTGCTGTCGAAGGGGACCTTGTCGTCCTCTTCCTTGCCAATCCCAATCACCACCTCGCCTGTTTCGGCATCGAACTCGATGTCCACATCAGGCAGCGCCTCTTCCATCTCGATTTCAACGTCACCTACAGGCAACTCATCGACGGTGATGTTCTTTTCAATCGGCATGGTTATTCCTTAATCCTCTTTGAGCCCGCGACGGTAGTCCAAGATGCCCAACCTCCAATCGTCAAGGTCCTGTTTCCAGTCAATGTTGACTGGAGGAACCTTTTGTCCCATCTGATTTTGGTTGTAGGTCAGGTACTCCGAACCAATCACCCGATTTTTCGGATCGTCCATAAATTTCAAAACGGCCATCCGAAAGGCGGCTGGATTGGAGTTGGACGGACCACGGACGTCCCGAATAAAACGATCCCCATTTTGGAACTTCTCAATAGACAGCGTCACCCGGGGCACACCGTCTTCACCACGCAAAGAATACACCTCCGCGCGGCCCGACAAAAATGCAGGCAACCCGCCCACCACATAACCGCGGTCCTCGGCATACTGACCAATAGAGTGGTTCATGGCACCGCCCTCCAGAATCGCGGCGCGCGGATCGTTGAGCTTGTACCACTTCATGCCCCTGCCCACATCCATGACCGGCTCCGTGAACTCCATCAACCGAGCCTTCGGAATCGCGGTCACCGGCTCACCCGCAATAACCTGCTGGCGCGCAGCTTGCTCTAAACGCAAGAAGTCCCGCTTAGAACCTTCGGCCAGCATCGGAGCACTGACCAGTTCTTCCAAAGACTTGCGATCAGGCGCTTTGGCCATCTCAGCCGGAACACCAGCAGGCGCCAAGTCAGGACCTGACGGCGGCTTGAGATCCCGCAGCATCTTGGCCGCTTGCCCAGCCTGCTCGCCCACTTCCTTCACACCACGGACCGCGGCGCGCGTCGCGCCAGCCGGGTTGGTGAGATTGCTGGCGATATCACCCGCCGTGAACAGGGCACGGGCGTTCGGGTCCGTCGGCTCCTGAAACGCGACACCCGCAGCGCGCGACTTTTCCTTCAGCCACTCGCTCCCACCAACAGGCCTTTCCACGTTGTAGCCAAACGGCCGCATGACCAAGGTGGCCACATCAACCGGCGCGCCTGCGATGTTTTGGGGCAGCATCGTCAAGCCCCGCAAAAAAGCCTGGGCACCCTCGCCCGACTTCAGAGATTCCAACATCCCACGAGCGGAAGCCCTGGCCTCAGGCTTGTCCTCCGACTTGGCCTCGCCGCCTTCAGCAAAACCCAGCTTGCCGCGGATGAACTCCATCATGCTGGGTTCTTTTTCCGGGATGGGCGTGTACGGGCTCAAGTCCCGCGCATCCAGGCGCGTCTGGCGCAACCCCGTCATCGAGTTGTACACCTCGCGGACCTTCTTGTCCTTGAAGATCGTCTTGCGCAGTTCAGGATCCTTCGTCAGATCCTTGCCCGTAGCCTGCTCAATCGCTGCCAGCTCGGCAAACTGCTCAAACAGTAAGACCGGGCCCTTACCTTTGCGCTCCTGAAAGGCAAACATCTCCGGCGTGAAGTACGAACTCTGCGTACCGTAGGTCTTTTCCAAGTACGGCTGCATCTTCACGGCCGCTTCCACAAACTGACGGCGCGCCTTGGAGTTGCCCATCAGCTCGTCAAACTTGGCATTGATCGCAAGCGCATCGCCCAACCCACGCTTAGCCAGCAAATGCTCAGCCTCATGCGCGCGCGTCTGCAGATCCTGCGCTGCCGCGCGCCCCGGCTGCAAGAACACCACATCGCTGGTCGGGAACTCCTTGCCCGTTGCACGCTTGGTCATCTTCAGAACAGGATTGGCGTACCCGCCCGTCTCCCGATCCCCCAGCGCCAACGTCTCGTCGTACAAGGCCCGCACACCAGGGATCGTGGACAAGGTATACGGCGCAGAAATACTGGCCGGTGCAGGCCGCAAAGCAAACTGCGACCGCGGATCGCTGCGCGTAATCATCTCCTGCGTACCAGGATCCAACCGGTTGAATTCCCTCAACCGCGCTTCCGTCTGCCCGGGCGGTACACGAAACTCCGTGGTCCGCGGTCCTTGGGCCGCCTGCTTCGATTCAACAGGCTCTACCTCGCCACCCTCGTCATACCCACGCGCATGGCGCAGCGCACGCAACGAATCCCTGCGCGCCTTTTCCTGCGCCATCAATTCCTGCAGAGCCGGAGGCATCAGCTTGTACCGGTCCGCCAGGAACATCGCACCTTCTGTGGCCATGCCCAACGGAGTCCTGGGCACATCCTCAACAAAATCCCGCGCCGAGTGGTACATCTGCATCAGCCGCTCACGCGCGGTCCGCGGACCACGGGGCGCGTCTTCCATCGTCGCAGCACCAAAGATGGCTCCGCTAAGGCCGCGGGGAGCTTCCGGCGGAGGCGGACCATCCTTCCATTCCTCGTCCGAAACCGAACCGCCATCCTTATAAGCAGGCGGGGTGTCATAACCCACAGCTATAAAGCCACCATCAGCCGCGCGCACGGGCTGCTGTTCAGGCTCAGGACCGAACGGGGAAGCGTACGGCATTGCCAACATCTCCGGCGATACCTTGGGCGTTGCACTGGCCAACCACTTCTGCGCCGTACTGGGCTCGCGCTCGTCATACTCCCGACGCCCCTCCTCCCGCTCCGCTTCATCAGCCAAGAAGGACAGCGCCAAAGCAGCCTGATAGCTCGTACCAAGGTCCGCGGTCCGCGGTACAGGAAACGCAAGAGGACCACCACGGGCCGCCGGAGGCCGCTGAGCAGGCGCTGGTGCTGGCGAAGCAGCAGGCTTTGACGACCTGTCCGCTACCCGCTCACCACCCAACGTCGATTTGATCTTGTCAATATAACTGCGCGTCTCAGACGGCAACTTCTTCGGATCCGCACCAGCAGCAATCCACTTGTCCGTGTTCCCCGGACCCCAGTTGTACGCGGCCAGAGCCTTATCCAACTCACCATACTTGTCCAGCATGGACTTCAAATAGTCCCGCCCAACACGCGCCAACTCCTCCGGCGACCTGTCCTGCGCCGGAGCTACCCCATATCCAGGCGACTTCGCCGTCCCCGGCATCACCTGCATCTCACCCTGAGCACCCTTGGACGAAGTCAACAAGTTGCCCTGCTTGTCAAAACGCCGACCACCACTCTCGGCCAGCATCACTGCATTCACAATCGCATCAAAAGAATCCTGGGCCATGGTCCGCGGTCCTCGGGACAAGAATTCCGGTCGATTGTATAGACCTGTCAATAATACTCAACTGGTCCAAGCGCCGGTTCCGATTCGTCTTCCTCGTCGTCGGCCAAGGAGATGAAGTTGCCCTGGCGGAACCGCATCCAAGCCATCACCGCCGCATCAACTTGGTCATCGTGAGCCCCAACGGGGAACGCGGCGCACTCCTCCACCAGCTCCTGCGCCCACTCCTGGTTCTCCGGGTACCAGATCATCCCTGACTCCAACAGCGGAGCGACAGAGTTGGCCCGGCTGACCTTGTCAGTCCCAGACTTCCGGCCGCCAGGGGAGTACATGGCCACAGGAATCCCCATCTTGCGCATTTCCTGCTGCAGCGACGTGCCAGTAGCCTTGGCCTCGATCAAAACACTGTCCGGTTTCCAGTACCGATACTCATCCCTGGCCACCCGCTTGAGCTCCGGGAAGTCCCACCGGCCCTTGCGCACGTTCAAAGCAATCAGATTTGGGCCCGAGTCAGCATCTGGGAAGAACACGCCCCACGTGCTGATGACAGAGAAGTCAGCAGTCTCCTTCTTGCTGTAGGCCGTGTCGTAAGTCTGGATGATGTAGTCGCAGACAGGAGGCTCGTCGTACTTCCACTTGCGCCACCACTCCCGTTTCAGGATCGCGCCGCTGTCATCCGTGGGTTCCTGCTGCCACTGCGCGTTCCACTTCTTCATGCCAATGGACAACTTGACCTTCTCAAGCTCGTCCTTGCTCCAATAGCCCGGCCAGAGCGGGTTTCCACTAGGCAGAATGGCAGGAAATTCCAGCAACTCCCACTGATCGGCCTTCAGATTGCCCTGCTGGCGCAGTAAGCGCCCACTTAGGTCATCGGTCTTCCAGCGGGTGTTGATGATAATGATGGCGCCGTTGGGCTGCAGACGCTGGCGGGGGCCGGATGTGTACCACTCAAAGGTGTTTTCCATCGCCGTCTCAGACAAAGCGTCCTGCTCATCCAAGATGTCGTCCAGGATCACCACGTCACCACCGCGGCCGGTCATCGCACCGCCCTTACCGATGAAGAAAGCCTCGCCGCCTTGGTTCGTGTTCCACCGTCCAGCAGCCTTGCTGTCAGCAGACAGGGCCGCGTTGGGGAAAAGTTCCTTGTAGCGGCTGTCCTCCACGAGGTTTCGGATCATGCGACCGAACCGCTGAGCGAGTTCCGCGGTGTGCGAACCGACGATCAGCTTGCTCTGAGGGCGCTTGCCCATCAAATAGGCAGGGAACAGGTAGCTCCCCATCTGGGATTTTCCGTGCCGGGGCGGCATGGCAATCATCAGGCGCTTGCATTCGCCAGTAACGACTCGGTCAAGGGCCTTCGCGATCCGCCGATGGTGCTCACCGACTAACATTTCGGGCCAGACGTACTGACAAAAGCTCAAGAAATCTCCCGAAGCGCGTTCTTGTGCTTCAAGGAGCCTGAGCCGCAGCTCGAGGCGCAGCCTTTCGGCTTCTACGTCGTTGTGATTTTCCATTTCTGCAGACCCTGAGGTTCTGAATTTTGCAAATATACCCCCCGGTATTCGATTTACAAAACAAGGGGGTGGTTTTATGGATCCCCCGTCCAGGTTCTCAGGCAGTTTTCCTTGGGCTAAAACTGGGCTACGGGCGAGTCTGACGAGCTTGGGTGGTTTTATGGCCCTCCCCCCTTATAGATGGCTCCCGCCCGGTCGGCGAGTACGCCGACCGTGACTGGCCGTACGGCCAGTCAGGCGGGAGCCCCGCATAACGCAGGGCTATCGGGACGCAGGGGGCCATAGCGCACGCCCCAATGCCAGCGCCTCGAGTCCAATAGCCTCGAGGCCTATCGCACCGCACAAAGCAATAGGCCCGCCGGGTGGCGGGCCTGGGTGACTGGGCCTCGCGGCCCAGGTGTCGGTCAGGCGGTCTTCGCTTCCTCGGCTGCTCGCTTGGCCTTGTAGGCTTCGTAGCTGGCCTCGGACTTGGCCCTGGCGTTCTCGGTCGGGGTGATGTCCTCGAGTCGCAGCTCGGGGTTGCGGCCCAGTGCGTAGATGTAGTCGTTGCTACCGTAGTCGTAGTGGCTGTCCACCGTGTGCAGCGTGGCCAGGAATCCGACCAGGGCCTGGACGTCCTTGGTGCTCATGCCCTCGGGCAGTGCGAAGCGGTTGCCGTTGATGTTGATGGTACGCATTTTCTATCCTTTCTATCGTCGCACCGTGCGACACCCATAATGTCGCACGGTTCGCGGTCCGGGTACAGTGAATTGTCGCTATCGGCGCCGGGGCGCCGATAGCCGGGGCTCATGCCAGCACCTAGAAGGGGATGTCCTGGTCCCAGTCGCTCGGTTCGAACGCGCGCAGCTCTGCGCGTTCGACTTCGTCGATCACGGAGTTGAGCAGCACCAGGGCGGCGGTGTAGACGGCGATACCGTCACGGCCGGCAGCGTTCGCGACATCGCGAACGTACTCGAGCGCCTCGGGCACCGAGTCGCGGCTCCCGAACAGGGAAGCGCGATAGTGGCTGATGGGGGAGAGGTGCTGACTCATGCTGCCACCCCACCGAATGCTTGCATGCCGGTGCGCTCGATCCGGGGCTCGTGCAGGTTGATATCGACAAAGCGGCCACCTTCGTGCCACTGGTCAACGGGCAGAAGCTCGCTGATAACGCGGCGCTCGTCGCCGTCCCAGAACAGAACCTCGGCATCCTGGCTGCACTGTTGCAGCAGCTCGATCAATCGGGAGACTTTCATCGCTCTATCCTTTCTAAGGTGTCGCACCACGCGACACCCATAATGTGCCACGGCCCGCGGGCCGTGGCCAATGAAACTTTTCTATTAGGTTCCCTCGCTCAATAGTTCCACCGCGCGCAGCTTGAGCGCGGCGCCCGTGCCGAACCATGCGCTCTCGAGCCGGGTGCCGGTGCTGCGGCCGCGCTCGTGGTCCACCAGCTGGGTCACAGCGTTCAACATCGCCCAGCGCGTGCCGGCCACGCCCGGGATATCGGCGCCGATGGCGGCGCCACGGAACAGCTGCAGCACGCGGCGATACGCCTTCGTATCCTTGAGCTCGATGCGGCTCGTGTGATAGGGCTCGAGCAGCGCCTTCACGAATTCGTCCGCCTGCGTGTCGTCCATCGGCACGGTGGCCAGGGCACGGGACTGCACCAGGAACCGCTCCCACGAATTCGCCACAATGCCCAGCTGCAGGCGGACCTTGTCCGCGTCGAACTTTTCCGAGTGCAGCACACGCACCGAGCCGTTCCCCTGGTCCAGGGCCCGCACGATGGTGTTATTGCATACCACGCGGATATCGGTGAACTTCGCCACCGTGGCCATGGTCCCATCGTAGGACGTGCCGAACAGCAGATAGGGGCGCACCGCGTCCCCGTCCAC